ATTGTCTCTTGGTCAAATCAACGCACGAGACTAACCAAAATCTCATTACCACTTGAAAGAACAAAAGACACCAAGACACCAAGACACAACTATCTTGTTCCCACTGCCATCCATTAGCAATTTCTCAACGTGTACCCTGAAACCTTTTACTGCATCATTATGTCTCAGCTTATCACTGTTCCCCAAAATCTGTCTCTTCCAGCCCTCTCTTTTACCTCTGGCGTAACTATCAAGATTGTAGTGGTGGGTGGTGCTGTGAAAGGAGACTCCTTTACGTCAGGTGAGAGGGCTGCAGTACTAGCCTGCTGGATATCGATCCTCCGTAAGAAGTGCACCACCTCTGAAGAGGTAGTTGAGGTTGTTTGCAACATGATGTCTGTGGCACTGCCTGGATTGGTCACCGAACTCACAAGATGTCAGACTATCAAGATTACGGCGGTCGGGGTAACCAAAGACAATTACCTCAAGTGGCTTGGAGTGGAAGACCAGGAGTCGGGGTGGATTGTCCCTAAAGATCTGCCCAAGCTTCCAAACCTACCAACTGAAGTGGCCACTGCTTTGACCAACCCTCTTAATGCGTACGCAGGAATGTCAATGGTGATGTATTGTCTTGGAAAGGAGATTACCTCAACAAACTCTGCAGCTGTTACAGTGAACAGACCAAGAGTAGTACACGACAAATATGGATTGTCAGAGGATGATTTCAGGTCAGCTCCAGATAAACCAGATGGTCCGAGCTTGGATGCATTGCATCAGGTGTACATGTCTTTTGGTGTTATGACTGAGCCACGGTCGGTTATCATTCGGGGTTTTCTATCACTGTACATCTCTGGGTCTCACTTCTCTCCTGAGATTGATGTTGTTATGGTAGTATTCCGTTTGTTAGATGGAGCTCAGATGACTCATGTAACCGCTATACAGGACATGATTGACGCTCATCCTTGGTTGATTAAAGTCCCATCTCTTAGGCCATCAATCAAAGAGTACATCAGTGAGCTTCGGCGATTCTCACAAGTCCCTGAGAATATAAGAGGGTTCATACGCTTGATAGAGGGGAACCACAGAATTTTCTTCCCCGCTCCAAGGATGGGTCCATTAGTTGCTACTGCAGTAGAGCTTAAAACGGATATTGAGGGGACCTTCAAGAACTATATGGGGGGCAGGAATACTTACCAGCACATAGTGGAAGAGGTTAGAGCTTACCAGAAGGTGTATCACATGAAGAAAGGTGTTGACAACCTTGCCTCTGCTCTCGGGGTCCCTGATGTGGAGCTGCCTGATGTTGGGACAGTCCTTACTCCGATCTCATCAGCCCCTGTCCCTCCTAAGGCCTAACAACCCTACAGGGTGGCGGTCACCAAGTAAAATTACCCAGACGATCGGTGCGGTTAAGAAAAACCCGAGACTAAACCGAAATCCTCTCGCAACTGCCATTCACCTACCATTATCTTATATATCAACTGTCTAATTGGATCCCTAACCATGGCTAACTCTGTAGATATTCGCCACATAGTGTCTTATACAGCTAAGGTGGTTGCCCCAAGATTGACTCAAGGACAGGTCGACTTTCATTTCCAGTACAACTGGGGAACAATTAAGGTCGTAACTATTAACGATTTGGTGTTGCAGTTGCAAAACCTCCAGGGTGAAATCGACCGACTTGGAGAAGTGGAGTGGGCAGACCAGTACCCTGGCAAAAGAGACCCGCTTCGTGTGAATGAGATTCCTCTTGGAAATAAACAGAAGATGGATTGGGAGTGGTAGACTGATCCACTATCGTCTAGGTCAAGGCTTATAAGTGCAGAGTCCTTAGGGTGGAGTCTCAAGTTAGGTAGTACTATTTGTTAAGAAAAAACGAGACAAAACACTAGATATTACCAGATAATCCACAGACTTGAACAACTTGACCCTGCTACAACGCACTTGGCAAGTCATCTTAACCTCTTAACCCAACCTGCTATGGAAAAGCCTAAGAGGGTAGATCCAGAAGCCGCTCTTAGGGCTCTTAGTAATCTGATTGATGCGGAGGAAGACGAATCAACTAAGGCAGAACTAAAAGCTGTCATGGCTAAACCTTTACCAGATGCTAAGCCATCTCGACCCAGTTATGAAGAGGAAGCTACTAAACACAGCAAACTGTTTCATACCACCCTGTCCCCACCACGAAGCATCACAGAGAGTGCAAGGAGGATCGACTTTCCTGGTCCTGAGGAAGTTGAAGATCTGCTGCTGTCAGAAAAGCCTCTTACTCAGGATACCACAAAGGTAGTCCTCCTGGGATTGTTCAAGACTATGGAACTTCATCAGCGGTATGTTGATGACACGTTCCAGAACATAACGGCCGCAATAGAGTCACTAAACCGCAAAGCTGAGTTCCTCACGATACCAGGGTTATCCCAAACCGCTCCTATCAAAGAAACTAAGCCATCACTGTTTGAACTCCCAAAAGGTGACATTACCAAGTATATCCTTAACCCTCCGATCACAAAAAGAGCTGTCAGGGTTAGGTTAATTGAGATTGTCAGTTCTGTTGGAGGAGATTGGGTTGATGAAACAACCGTCAGGTCAATTCCAAACGACCAGCTGGCCAGTTTGTTGGTTCACTGGAACGAGGAGGAGATCCGAAGAATCTTAACCAAAAAATAGTCTATGCGTGGTTGGAGATAGCTAGTTAGATATGCGACTAGTTAATAAAAATTGAGACCAAACCAGATTGCAAGACATGGAATGGTTTCTAACTGACTAGCATTAATTGTATTGCACGTGGGTATAGTTCGTACCTTTCACAGACTGGTGTCTGATTAATATGGCTCCTCTATCTGGAAGTTTGATGTGGGCGTGTAACAATCTAAGAGATGTCAACCGTCAGTGTCAAGGGATCAAAGAAGAGCTGACAGAGAAGTCAACTAATCAAGTAACAACCGCAGGAGCTTCACGGAAAACTATAGTGGAGCGTCCTACTTTTGCAGCTGACCTTATTGCTTTGCAGCTCAAACACCCAGGGTTAGCAGGGCAGCTTGAAGAGGTCAAACAGCTAAGATGCAGGAATGAGTCCTTAGTTTACTCAACACAGATGTTACAACTTCTTGCTCCTATGATTACTCTGCTGAACTACCAAGAAGTAGCATTTTATAGCTTGTCTAATACCGCAACTGAAGGGAGTAAAACAGTGATTCAAGAACTTGACCCGGTACAACCGATTCAAGGTCTAGATCTGTATTTTGTTCAGTTTGTAGTTGAGCAGTATACTAGACAAGATGAATCAGCCCTCAGAACCAAAGTTAAATGCTCTCAGATAGATCCTAGCAGAGCCATCTCTATCTATCTTCAAACTATACTACACACCCCTGCATTTATGGCCAAGTTTAGGTTCAGGGCTACCAGGCTCTCATTTAGTCGTCTCTCCCTGTCTTAATACACTGACGATCATTGGGTATCTGACAGTATATGACTGTGGTTATTAAAAAGAGAGACACATCAAACTTCCACTTAAGTCCACTAACCAGCTTGCTGATTACCCTCTCTAGTCGCACATATATATACATATATACATATATATATATATATATATATATATATACATTTCTATCCATATTCCGTTATGCCCAGTTATCAAGATTGGCTGTCAAAGCGTAAGGAGCGAATCTCAAAACCACTCCTAGGCGTGTCTTCAACTGCTAGTACTCTTAAAGGTGAAGATGTAGAAGACAACATTAGTGTCATATCTGGGTCAGTTTATAGTGCTGGAGGCACTAGGCTTGGGGAACTGGTTACACGAGTATCCAAGCTTGAAGATACTGTAATTTCCTTAGCTGAACAGGTTCAACGTTTAGCATCTACACTAGAGATGGTACTAGCTGTTATTGATAACAATAAGGAAGGCCCTAGCAGAGCAACTGGTCAACCAGAGGAATTGGACTCCAGTCCGATCCTTGAAAAATAAGAGCAATCCAACCATATTGGACTATCTGAGTCCAAGTCACTACAAACTGGTTGAGTTGAAGGAATTGTCTGTTGATCTGATATACCTGGTTAAGAAAAAGTCGAGAATCAGCAACATCTATCAAACCATGGAACTACCTGAAACTGTTTTGTCAAACCCAATCATCGGTTTAGACTGCGACCAGTTCACCCTAGCATACAATGACCATGCTGCTGTCCCATCTTACATTCAAAAATGGGTAGACTCTCTAAGACTGCTACCAGGCTCCCCAGCCTTAATACTACCTCACACTAGTCACATGAACCCTATACTGTGGAGGATGCATCAACCTTTAGATTTTCCGAATAACCCGTCAGAACATCTCGCTAGGGCCAGATCAATCGTGAACACTGTTTCCAAAGCCTTGCGATGCGGCTTAGCAAATAACCTGGATCAGACACTAATCAATTGTGCAGCTGAGACATTTCCTACAGACTGGCAAGAGGATCACTACTCCCAGTTGTGGGCACTTAGGGCTCATTATTGGAATAATGTCTTAAAGACACAGTATTACCACTGTACTCAGTCCAAAGATAAGTGGTCATCTTGTCAAGCCGGGTGGGTCTCAAGGCGATACATAGTTCTAATCCTGCCCGGTGGGGAGAACTATGCTTTATTGAACAACGACATGATCCTAATGATTAAAGATATCTGCGAGTCGTATTTGACGTCACATATTTTCCTGTCACTGAATCCTAAGTTCCCAATTCTTCCTACCGACTTATCGTTTTGGGAAAATTGGACCAGGGAAGTGCTCATTGCATGTGGAAATTCAGGGTATCAGATGATTAAGAGTATAGAGAGCCTGTGTAAATCTAGGATTATTCAACTTTCTGAAACAATTCTAGACCCAGATGACTGCTGGAATGAGATGACCACCAAGCTTATGGACAAGGCTATCAAATCTTTGAATCCAAGTGCTGCATCAAGTCTGGCAAGCCAACTGATTAATTGGATTGGGGGGATCACAGACATAAATCGGTTGAGTGAAATTTTCTGCCTTCTGAAGATGGCAGGGCATCCACATGTGAATGTCAGAGGGGGTGGAAGGAAAGTGAGAGAGCTAGGTACCAGAGACCTCCTACTTCCCTTAGGAACAGGACAGGAGTTAGAGAGAAGTTTCTGTCACCTGTATACTCGGGGGTACATCAATAAACACAAAGAGTGGCCAAGAATGAAGTTTTTAAGGCGCGTAGATGAGTCAAAGACTGAGTTAGAACGACTTAGGGACCGCAATTTCCAAAATCTGCCTATGGGACTCAGCATGTACCCACCAGCAGACTGGGATACATGCATTTTCCTTCCTCACAAGGTTTTTGACTATGGTGATGACTTCTTATCGCTCATGTCTGATAAATCACTGTCTTATTATCGAGACGAGTTTGACTTCGCCTGGAGAGAAGACTTGGATTATGTGCCACCAAAACCGACATCCCACCGAAGAGTGCTGTTGGAGACTCTTAGAACAGAAGAATTGGACATGAGGAAGATTTGCCATATGGTGTCTACCAGGTCTATTCCAGAGAGGTGGAAGATAGTCTCTGTGAATCCGAAAGAAAGGGAGGCTAAAGAAGAGCCAAGGTTATATTCGATGATGCCGCTACCTATGCGATCTTTTTTTGTTCTTCTTGAGGGCAACTTGTCTAAAGGGATATTTCCAGAGGTTGCAGAGCAAACAATGACTGAATCCCGAACCGGCCTGGTGCAGAGGTTTCACGGACTCAGCAATCCAGGTTCATCAGTCAAGAAGGTACATGCAGAGCTTGATTTAGAGTCATGGAACTTGATATGGAGAATAGAAACAGCAGCTCCTGCAGGGTCGCGCATTGATCAAATCTTTGGTGTGGTGGCCTTATTTACTTACATACATCAGTACTTCAGAGAAAGCATGATCAATGTTCGAGTACGGGGATTTGTTCCAGATGGACTTGATGCAAGCAACCGACAAGATCCCCCTGAGTCAGACTTACTTTGGTATGAACACTTGGCAGGTTTTGAGGGCATAGCTCAGAAGCTTTGGACTCTTCTAACTGCTGCCATGATTCATTCCATTCTGTGGCCTTTGGGTTTAGATTACATAATCACAGGCCAAGGTGACAATCAAGTAGTCACAATAATTGTGAGGTATCCGGTAGGTATAGTTGAGGAGGGGAAACAAACGTACACCAGGCAGTTGGTTCAGGAGGTAAAAAATAGGCTTAAATCAGGGTGCAGAAGGTACGGTCACATTCTCAAACCAGAGGAGTGTACTCAGTCCTCTGCTTATGTTTCTTACAGCAAGGAAATGTGGTGCAATGGAGTCTCCCTTTCCACTGCAATCAAAGGGGTGTCACGATTATTCCCAACAACTACAAGCGATGCCCCAAGTCTCACGGAATATATAGGAGGACTCACCTCGGGAGGATTGGCCTCTACTGAAAGGTCATCCAAATCTACTGTGGGATACTGGATTACTCTGTGGAGGATCGGCTACACCTTGTCGCAGGAACTAGATAATTCTTTACTTCACAAGCAACGGCTTGGTGAGACAATACAGTACTCAAAAATGACTCAAAATCAAAAGACAGCAGTCTGCATGACCTTGTCGGTTGTGCCACAGTCTTTAGGAGGGATGCCAGTGCCTGCTTGGAGTGAGTTTCTGTATCGAGGTATACCAGATCCATTAGCCTCTGGAATCTTGTGGATCAACCTTATTTCTACAATACCACAATGCAGAGCTTGGAGGAATATGGTATATTCAGGTGTCATGTTTGATCAGAATCCGAATGCTAAGCGTCTAATCTTGGATCCGTTCTCTTTACCATTTTCTTCTCCCACCGATGCTAAGTCAACCACTAGTTCTACTGTTAAAGGTCAGTTAGTTGGTGTGACCAGAAATAAAATACTTAAAGAAATGTTGTTAGCCGGAAATCAGGATTCAGAAAAGGTACTGGATGATCTTATAGCTATGACGCCAATGTACCCAAAGGTTGCCCATGACCTATATCAACTCTCAGTTCCTGGTGTAGTTGAAAAATTTTCAAAAAGGTTCACAAACACTAAAACCATCCTTGGGGTTGGTCGCATGGAGGGTGTGGCCGTGACCAGCATAAGTCTTCACGCAGACTTAATATACCACAAGTGGATCCTCAGGTGGTTCCACTCTCTTAAAGCATACTCAGGGACTAATCAACCATCTCTAAGATCATATCTAGGGGCGGAGAAACTCAGGTCTTTCTGGAAAATTAAGGACCTCAGGGGTGTTTCCGTTTTCCATCCCTTGGATATTGGATTTTACAGATCAACTCCAGTTGTGGAACTAGATAGAACACCAAGAGTGGTATCACTCATGAGTCACAATTGCACGGATCCGTTCAACACCAGAGGGCACTCTCCTCCTTACCTAGGATCTAGTACCCAAGTTAAGGCAGCTCATAAAGGAGCTAAACTCGTTTCAACATCCCCCCCGCTTCGCGACGCCCTTAAGATACTTCAGACATCCATACTAGTAATGGCTCCAGGATCCTTAGCAGAGCTTCTGGCCAAAACAATAGCCCAATCCAGGTACAGTGGTCACATTGATAACCTGTTGCCGTTTGTAGATCCTATAATAGGAGGAACCTTGGCTCATAGGTTTAATCTGACAGATGCAGAGATGGGATCTTATCTCTCGTGTCAACCGAATGTAGCAAGCCACATATCGATCTCCTCAAACCTTAGTACCACCATGGGGAATGATGATTATCCAGCGGTCTACCAAACCATATTTCTCACGCTGATATCTCTTCACACACTGGTGTGGTCCACACAGCGGCAGTCCTATCCAAGGACAATATATTTGGAGGCAAACCTGAGTGGAATTTCCCCTTTAATTGATCACCCAGTCACTCTTGCCAAGCAGGTACTGTCTTACTCCAGTCCTACTATACTAGGTAGCAACTACTACTTGGTGGGCCAAACTGCTTTGGTTCATACTAGATCCCTCCTCTCTGCTTCGCTGTCAAGCGGGGAACTATACAGTACAATCCCTATTAGGAGAGAGGGGCTCCTAATCTTTGCTCTAAGACATCAGTTTCGTCAACGTATTAAATCCACCCCGACCCCCATCTTATATGGAGGCACTTCCTGGGCTGAGCAGAGCTCAGGGAGAGTTGTGGATCTGCCAGAAGCTCGATGCATTGGAAGGTCATATTACGAGATTTCTATTACAAATGCAGTTTTGGATGTTATGAGGGTAACTAGACGAAGATTTAAAGGATCATGGCAAAAGAAGGAAGATTGGGTGAATTCTGTGCGGGGAACATTTGAATCCATCTTGCTTCCTTTATCCCCCTCATTTGTATCCACCTATAATGAGGGATATTCCGATTACAAAGGATGTCCGATAGAAAACCTTAAAGGGTACGAGGGAGCAATCAGATTAACCTCACTATGTCTATCTCGGTTATCCTCCGAGCTTGACAAGGTGAGAGTTGTACTTTTCCAAAAAGAACCAGAATCACTCTTGTCAATTTCACAAATAATAATCAATCGGCTCATCTTATACTGGTCCAACAGCATATCTGATAGCAATCTGAAAGGGGCTAGGGCCCTTGCGAAAGTTAGTAGGATGATTAAGGTTATTGCCGCTGATGAGGACGACATTCAGCTTCGGCTTTGGAGAATCATTCCTCCAATGGTTGCTCCCTCAGGCTTATTAACTAGGTCTGCAGAATACCCATCTGTTGTGTTGAGACAATTGAGGAACCTTCCCATGCACTTAGCAGCTGACATAGGGGAAGGGCCAAGAACAGACTGGCGCGGGTTTAAAGTGCAGCATCCTTGTCTCCAATGTAGAGTAGGGGGTCAGATTGGTCCACTGTCAAGAGAACAGTTCATCTTCAACAAGGAGGAATTAGAGACTGGATGGATCAACCGCTCTGGACTTTCTATCGGGTCATCTGAGTGTCTGTGGTATCCATGCACAGCATTAATTAAACAAGGGCATAGAGTCCACATCATCGGGGCTGGTTCTGGGTCTATCTCACGTATCATCCCTTCTACCTGTCCACAACGGTACTATGACATACCCGAATATGCGGAACTAAGAGGACACACCTTCGTCGACCCGCCGGTCCGCTTGATCACAAAGGTTGTAGATCTCAGTCCCTTGACGTGGAGCATCCCTGGGGGGTGTGACATAACTAAACAATCTTCATTGAAGTTAATCTGTTCTGGAGTTGTTGATAATGATACAGTAATAATAGATGTGGAGGGACTGTCCACCCATAATAGGCTTGAGGCATTCAATATAGTGTCAAGTTTAGTGCCTAACTGCTTGGTGCTAGTTAAGATATTGGATATAGGGTCTGAGGTGAGGAGGCTGATCAAGATTATCTGTTCTCAGGGTGACGCAACAACTGTATGGTGGAGGTCACCAGTTCATATGGAAAATGAGCTTGTAATTGGGGGGTACAATATGAAAGTTAACCCACTCAATCCACTTAATGATGACCCATGCGGCAATGATTACTGGCCAATTGATGCGGATATCGTGACCGGGAAAGAAGTGCATGCGCTGGAGAGAGAATATACGAAACTCTATGGTAAAGTAGTGAGAACCCGATGTGAACTAGCAAGAAGAGAGGCTACCAGAGGAGAGAGAAGAGTACTAGTGATGGAGCGACTTCTGGCTACTGATGAGCTCTTTCACCCAGACCGGTATAATTAGGTGAGTCACACTGTGGTCAACGTGTCAGGTTATCTAGTTATAAAAAACAAAACCAAAGGACACCTTAATAGCGGCTAAAGATCGCGACATCTTAAC